ATATGAAAAATTTAATAAATACATTGAAGATTCTCAGTTCATATACTGAGGATTTTTTTATTTTAACAGGTTTATTTTTAATTATACTAGCAACATTTTTGTTAAGCGAGATTATAGGTTTATATGTTTTAGGATTTATTCTAATTGGCATAGGTGTAATGTTTACAAGAATTAGACCAAAGGGGAGGAGGTGAATTAAAAATTGATATTTAATAAATTACTTAATGTAAAAAATGATGCAAGTGACCTTATAAATCCCGCAGATTGGTTTGTCAATTTATTTACTGGTAATACAGTAACTTCAAGTGGTGAAACAGTAACTTCCATCACAAGTCTTGATATAGCAACAGTTTATGCGTGCGTAGACAGAAAATCCAATGCAATAGCAAAATTACCGTTTCAAGTATTTAAGAATACAGTAACGGGAAGAGAAAGAGATAAATTACATAAAGTTGCTTATTTACTTGAGACAAGACCTAATCCATTTACAACACCTTTCAACTTTAAACATACAATAAGCGTTCATCAAAATCTTTGGGGAACAGCTTATATATACATTGAAAGTGACAGAAATGGAGTTAAGGCATTATGGTTATTACCTCCAGATGGAACATCAGCATATTTGGACATTGAAACTGGACTGTATACATATATAACCACTTTTAAAAATCATACTCTAAGGTTACAAGAATCAGAAATAATTAAACTTCCTTATTTGAGTTTGAATGGAGTAAAAGGTAAGAGTCCTATTCAAGTTGCAAGGGAAACGCTTGGAGTAATGCAAGCAACTAATAAATTCATAGGTGGATTTTATAAAAATGGTACTAGCACAAAAGGAATAATTACAACACCTGAACCATTAGGAAGTCCTGCTAAACAAATAATAAGAGATGAATGGCAGAAAGCCAATGGTGGAGTTACTCAAGCTGGAGGAGTTGCCATAGTAGATGCAGGGATGACTTACGAGTCAATCTCAATGCCTTTAGCTGATGCTGAATTTATTGCAACAAATAAGTTTAATGTAGGAGAGATTGCAAAGATATTTAATGTTCCACCTCATATGATTGGAGAATTAAGCAATGCAACCTTTAGCAATATAGAGCAACAATCAATGGATTTTATTTCTAATTGTATTCAACCAAACCTAGTTTGCTGGGAAGAAGAGTTTAGTTATAAATTATTTGTTACTCCGAAAGATATGGGACATTATGCAAAGTTTGATTTAGATAGTGCTATGAGAGCAGATAGTGTTGGTAGGGCTACATATTATCAAATTATGACTGGAATAGGAGCATTTACTATTAATGATGTTCTTGAAAAGGAAGATATGGATAGTATTGGAGTAGAAGGTGATGCTCATAGAGTAGACCTTAATCACGTATCAGCAACACTTGTGGATGAATACCAAATGTCAAAAGCTAAAAATACAGCCAAAATTCCAGGGGATACAACCTCAACAACACCGTAATAGGTGTTTTTTTATTTTACGGTAAAGGGGGTGAAAATGTGGTAAAGAATAAATTTTACGAGTTTAAAAACTTAGCAAATAATGAAGCTGAGTTAACAATTTATGGAGAAGTTTCAAGCAGTGAAAGTATGTGGAGCGATGGAAATGAAGTTACACCAGTTGGATTTAAAGAAGAACTTGATGCACTTGGAGATATAAACGCACTAAATGTATACATAAATTCTCCTGGGGGAGATGTATTTGCAGGACAAGCTATTTACTCAATGTTAAAACGTAGTAAAGCAACTATAAATGTACATATTGATGGTTTAGCGGCTTCAATTGCAAGTGTTATAGCAATGGCAGGAGATACAATTCACATGCCTAGTAATGCAATGATGATGGTGCATAATCCTTGGTCGATTTGCCAAGGCAACAGTAAAGACTTTAGAAAAATGGCTGATGACTTAGATAAAATCGGCTTAAGTATACAAGAAACATATTTGGCTAAAGCAACTGGAATGAAACAAGAAGACTTGGTTGCTTTATTAGATGAAGAGAGTTGGTTAACTGCTCAAGAGTGTTTAGATTTGGGACTATGTGATTCTGTTGATAAAGAACAGAAAATCGTAGCAAGTTTAAATGACTTCGAGGTCTTAGCGAAGTATAAAAATACACATAAGTTCGTCAAGGTGGAAGACAAACAAGTATTAAAAGATGAACAAGTATTAAAAAATAAAGAATTATTAAAAGAAAAAATAAAAATTGAATTAAATTTATAGGAGGCTATTATTATGACAAAAGAATTAAGAATTATATTTGCAAATTTAAACGAAAAGAAAGAAATGGTGAACGCATTATTAGCAGAGGATAAGGTGTCTGAAGCAGATGCATTAATGAAAGAAGTTAGAAATTTACAAAAGAAAGCTGATTTACAAGCTGAAATAGACGCACAAGATGCTATTGATATTCCTACAATTGTAGTACCAAAAGATAAAAAAGAAATTGAATACAAGGACGTGTTCTTTAAAGCATTTAAAGGTAAGAAATTAAATGAAGCAGAAAATGCTTTATTAGAAACTGCAAAAGCATCATTATCTTCAACAACTGGAACTGATGGTGGGTACATAATTCCACAAGATATTCAAACTAGAATCATGGAATTAAAAAGAGACTTACCAATACTTGAGAACTATATCAACGTTGAGCCAGTTTCAACCTTAACAGGATCAAGGGTAATTGAAAAATATGCCGATATAGTTCCATTTGCAACTTTCGCTGAAGGTGATGATGTTCCTGATACTACAGCTCCACAGTTTTTAAATATTCCTTATGTGATTACAGAAAAGGGTGGTATTCTTCCAGTTCCAAATAACTTAATGAATGATACAGACCAAAACTTAATGGCTTACTTAGAAAAATGGTTATTAAGAAAATCTATTGCAACTAGAAATGCAATGATAGTAACTAAATTAGAAACTCTTACACCAGTTGCAATTGTTGGATTTGATGATATCAAAAAGGCTATTAACGTAACACTTGATCCAATGATTTCTGCTGGAGCAATCGTAGTTACTAACCAAGACGGTTTTCAATATCTTGATACTTTGAAAGATGGAGACGGTGAATATATCCTTAAAACTGATGTTACTAATGCTAGTGGTAAAACATTAGAAGGTAAGCCAGTTATAACAATAACTAATAAACAATTAAAGACAGTAGCAGGAAAAGCACCAATATTCATAGGAGACCTTAAAGAGTTCTGTACATTGTTTGATAGACAACAAATGTCTTTACTTGCAACCAATATAGGTGGTACTGCATTTACTAAAAATAGAACCGACATTAGAGCAATCGTAAGAGATGATATTCAGTTAGCTGATACAGATGCAGTTATCTATGGTCAAATCACAATAGTATAGGACATAGTAGGAAAGGGTTGCAAGGATTTGCAAACCTTTTTAAAAATTATTTAAGACGGGAGGTAACATTATGTATATAACTAAAAATTATGAAGATAAAGGTGGAGACAGAACTGTAATTGGTGGAGAAGTTAATGTTGTAACTGGTGGTAAAATAACTGCTAATGGTGTACAAGCTAACGCAATAACTAATCCAACTGATTTAGCAACTGCATTAATAGCAATAGCTCAATTGAATGCAGTTTTAAAATCATTAGGAGCAACAAAATAAATGAAGGGATTAATTTCCCTTCTAATTTAATAATATGGGAGGGATTATTATATGATAGTTAGTTTAGATGAAGTAAAATTATATTTAAGATTAGAAACAGATTATATTGATGAAGATATATTAATACAAACTTTAATAGATTCAGCAGAAGAATCATTAAAAAATGCAACAGGAATAGTTTTTGACAATACAAATAACTTAGCAAAATTATATGTGATTATACTAGTTGCAGATTTCTATGATAATAGAAGTGCTATACAGGATATAAAAACAAAAACAAGAACCACATTAGAAAGTATCATATTACAACTTCAATACTGTTATAGGAGTTGATTGATATGAATAGTGGAGATTTAAAAAATAGAATTACAATACAAAAGAGGACAACAACTAAAGTTAAAGGTGTTCCAACTGATGTATGGGATGATTATTATACTTGTTGGTGTTCTATTAATAGTTTATTTGGTACAGAGCTATATAAGGCATTGTCAATTGAACTTGAAAATATGCTTAATTTTACAGCTAGATATACTAAAACTTTAGAAAATATAAATACAAAAGAATATAGAATTATATGGAAAACTAGAACTTTTGATATAGTAGCTACAGATTACCATAGTTTTACTAGAGAAAAAGTAACAATTAAAGCTAAAGAGGTGATTTAGATATGGATATCATTGAAACTATAGACACTACTTTATCCAATGTTTTAACACCTTTAAATATACCTGTTAATTATGGCTGGTATGATGGAAATATAAATGTTACCAATTGTACATTTTTAGGATTAACTGATACTGATACAGATTTTGCAGACGATGTAGCAGAATTTAATGAAAGATACATACAAGTTGATTTATGGTCACACGAAAATGTGGAAGACGTAAAGAAAGTTATTAAAAAAGCTATGATGAGCATAGATAATTGTAGATATTCTGACGGTAGAGATTTTATAGAAGACGATACAGGATTATATCATTATGCCTTACGATTTTATGTAAGAGAAGTGATAGAAGAATGAATACTGAATTTGAAGTAACTGGATTA